CGCCTGAGCCAACGCCTGAGCCTATTAAAGCTGTTAATAGGCCGCCAAAAGCACCGGCTAGACCTAAAGCAAAAAGTAAGACTAATGCACCTAAGTAAGTGGGATAAACGATTCTTTACCCTAGCTAGCGAAGTTGCTAGTTGGAGTAAAGATCCTAATAAACAAGTTGGCGCAGTAGCTATATCTGCAGACAAACGCAGAATTAGCTATGGTTACAACGGTTTTCCTTCTGCTATTCAAGATACTGAACAACGGCTTAGCAATAAAGAAGTTAAAAACAGTTTATCTTTACACGCAGAAGTTAACGCTATTTTAAACGCAAAAGAAAACTTAGCTGGCTGGACTATTTATTGCAGTGAAGCTATTTGTGCTAATTGTGCCTTGATTATTATTCAAGCAGGTGTAACAAAAGTCGTAATGCCTGCAATAAAAGCTAATAGCACATGGAAAGATTCTTGTGAACGCGCTATAATTATGTTCAATGAAGCAAATGTTGAGCTAACCTTAATTAATGAGATACCTTATTATGTCTAAAATAACTATCAGACCTTCTTCTGTAGATGCATTTTTACAGTGCCCGCAACAGTGGAAGCGAGTATTTATTGACGGTGAAACGTCTATTCCTGGGGCTCGTGCAGCTATTGGTACAGCCATTCACAAAGCTGCTGAAGTTCTGTGGCGAGATGCTATGGTTACTAGAAATAAAGATTCTAATTTGTCTAAATTAACCGATGCGGCTATTGAAGCTTTTAAAGAAGAAGAGCAGCACGGCTTGCAGTATGACTTAGGCGAAGACGCTAATACAGCAGCTGTTGAAATTGTAAAAGGTACTGAAGCTTTTGTTGACGACATAGTACCGTTTACATCTATACCAACAGGTGTAGAAGAACGCTTTACAATAGAAATACCTAATCACTCTATGGTCGAAGCTATTAGTGGTACCGTAGATTATATCAGTGACGATGTTATTGCGGATGTTAAAACGTCAAAGCGCAAACCAACAGTAGCTAACTACGAAACGCAGCAAAGCATCTATAAAATACTAGCGAATAAAAATGGGCGTAACATCAAGCACAGTCAAATACACGGTGTTGTGCTTAAGAAAGTACCAGAAGGTACAATTCTAGAAGCTCAAATCAATGAGCAAAAAGCTAAAGGCGCAGTAAATACTCTGCTAGACACTTTAGACGTTTATCATCAAGATATTATTGATCCAGATTTGCTGTTTCGGGGTAATCCAAAGTATTATTTGTGCTCGCCTAAGTACTGCAAATTTTATAATGACTGCAAATTTGTGACCGGAGAAGCTTAATGAAGCCTTATCAGTCACAATTAGATATGGCTGATAAAGCATTTAGCGTACTAAAGCAGTACGCTATTGTTTATTTAGCCGCAGAAGAGCGCACAGGCAAAACAGTAACATCTTTATTAGTTGCAGAAAAGTGTCAAACAGCTAATTCTGTTTTAGTTTTGACAAAAAAGAAAGCTATAGACGGATGGATGGACACATTAAAAGCAGTCGATTTTTTAACTAAAGCTTATACTGTAACTAATTATCATCAAGCTAAGAATGAAATAGCTAACTACGATATTGTAATTCTAGACGAAGCGCATAATTACATAGCTGCAGCACCTAAATCATCAGCAATTTGGAAAGCTGTTAAAAAGATAACTAAGGGTTGCCCGCTAATCTACATATCAGCAACACCAAATGCGCAAGGCCGGCAACAATTGTACCACCAATTTGCTTTAAGTGATTGGTCACCATGGGCTCGCTACAAAACGTTTTATTCTTGGTTTAGAACTTACGGTGTACCTACAGAAATTTGGATTGCAGGGCAAAAACGTCCTGTGTATACTAATGTACACGATGAAATGGTTGTAGAAGAAACTAAACATTTGTTCGTAACTAAGACTAGGCAAGAATTAGGTTTTGAACATGAACCAACAGATAAGCTGCATTCTATTCAGCTGGAGCAAAGCACCAAAGACGTATATAATACTTTAGTTAAAGATCGACTAATAGAAATTCTACCTAATAAAATGCTGGTCTGCGACACGCCAATGAAATTGCGAACAAGCTTACACATGTTAGAAGGTGGTGTAGCTAAAGTAGGCGAAGAGTATTTAACTCTAGCTAATACAGAAAAGCTAGACTACGTTAAAAATACTTGGGGTGATACTAATAACTTGGCTATTTTTTACCAGTATATAGAAGAAGGTAATAAGTTACGTAAAGCTTTTCGTTACGCTAAGATATTACAAGGCACTAGCTATGCTGAAGGCATTGATTTGTCTAATATCAAACACTTAGTTATTTATAGTCAAGATTTTAGCACCGCAAGACACACTCAACGACGAGCAAGACAAGCTAACATTAATCGCAGTGATGAAATAACTGTACACTTTTTACTGTGCGAAAATGCAGTTTCAGAGCAAGTGTACAATATAGTTTCTGTAAACAAACAAAACTTTGTAGATTCAGTATTTGATAAGGTGGCAATATGACTTTTAAACCAATGTTAGCGTGCAGCAAAATACCTGCACTCGAAGATATTAAGTACCCTGTTTATGCCTCGCCTAAACTAGACGGCATACGCTGCCTTATTGGAAAAGACGGTAAAGCGTATTCCCGGAATTTAAAGCTGGTACCTAATAAGCATATACAGCAAACCCTGCAAAACTTAAATTTACCTGAACTAGATGGTGAGCTAATGGTTAAAGGTGATTTTAACTCTGTACAAAGTGCTGTTATGAGTCAAGAAGGTAAGCCTAATTTTTATTACAACATTTTTGACACTTGTGCTACTAGTGTGCCATTTAAACTGCGTAACGAATTTGTTAAAACGTACTGCAATCAAGTGTCTAATATTAAATTGCACGCTCTACCACACATCATTATAAACAATGCAGAAATGTTATTTGAATACTGGGAGACTTGCTTAGCTAAAGGCTATGAAGGTGTCATAGTTCGTGACATATATGGACCGTACAAGCAAGGTCGTAGTACAATGCGCGAAGGCTACATGCTTAAGCTAAAAAAATTCTTCGACGATGAAGCAACTATTGTTAGCTACGAAGAATTAATGCGCAACAATGATACTTCAACTAAACAGTTGGCTAATTTATATGGTGCGGATATGTTAGGCTCTTTAGTTGTCACGTGGAAAGGTAAGGAGTTTAAAATCGGTTCTGGCTTTGATCAGGCAACTAGAGTTGAGCTATGGCATAATCCGGAGGCTCTAATAGGTAAGCAAGTTACTTTTAAGTACCAGGAAGTTAGTAAATACGGCATTCCGCGTTTTCCGACTTTTAAAGCGTTTAGAGAGGGCTATTAGCATGGGCAAAAAAGCTAAAAAGCGACGCGAGGCTAAAGCAGTTAAAGCAGTTAAAGCAGTTACAAAAGTGCCTTTACAACAAAAGCAGTCTATTGTTAGTATGCAAGCCGCATTATCAATAGCGCGCAGCAGAGCAAACGCACTTGCAAGATGGCGTAAGCGTGTAAAAGAAAATAAAGTCGAGTAATTATAAATGGCCTCTGAGTCTAAGCTACAAACTAAAATAATTAAAGCCCTTGAAAAAGAGGGCTTTGTTGTAATTAAAATAGTCATAGCTAATAAAGCTGGACACGCGGATATTATTTGTTGCGCGCCTAACGGAAAGTTCTTTGCTATAGAAGTTAAAGACAATGATACGCCCAGGGCTTTACAAGAGTACCAATTACAGCGATATCAAAACAATAACGCCATAGCTTTTTGGTGCGATAGTTGGCAAATGTTTACTTCTATGTACGATTCAGTAAAACACTTACTTATGTAAGCCAGTAAATGGCATTCAGCCAAGCCAAAGAAAAGTCCTTTAAAATCAATAACTTAGACAAGCTCCTATAAGCTCCCGTATCAGCTTTAAAATTAGGCCTATATAAACACCTTAGGAACATTTTAAAACGCGATACGGATAAAATGAGGAGCGCGATATTTAGTTAAAAATGACAGTAAAGACTAATTAGCCAAGTAATGCAAGTATTAGCGAATATGCGGCACCTGCCATTGCAGCATACAGCAAAGCTTTATTAGCTCTTTGATCATCTTTATTATGATATTGCATCGCGGACCTTATGTGACAGTAGGCAGCAACTATACCGAGTCCTTGACGCAACGGAATATTAAAATATACGCCAGTTTGCATTAGCGTATCTGTTACAGCTAAATTTAAGTACGCTGCAGACCAAGGCAATAACCAATACAAGTTATCTAATGTTTCTCCAGCAAAGCCAATAAATACCCCAATAATAAACCAGTCTTCTGTTTTTAATGCTTTGCCTCGTTTAGCTTTAGCTACAACAACTTGAGTTGACTTGTACCAAAGCGTAACAACTAATACAGACAATACAATAGTTGTTATTGTTAAACCGCTAGACAGTAATTCAGCTATCTTTGACATTATTGCTCTCTTCTATTTTAACTAATACTGATGCACTCAATTGCTCTACTCCATCCATGCGACCTTTTAAATAGTTCATATCGCCAGTAAGAGATATTAACTTTTCTTTTGCCTCCTCGTGCATTGTTTCGCACTTCTTTAGCCTTTCTTGTTCTCTGTTGGAAGCAGCAACTAGTAATTTCCATAATACGCCAATTACAGCAACTAAACTAGTTATTACAGCTATAGACTCTGGCCTAATATCCATTACCGTTTAAACACTCCGCCAGGTCGCGAACCAAACCACCAACCTACGCACATTACAGCTAAGTATACGGCGGCGTTTACCATATCGTGTAATAAGCCAGTTAATTCAGTCGGGCTAAATGCATCCAACCCACCCACAGTTTTCCATACAGCACCAAACAAGATAGATACGGTAATCAATAAATAAAACGTTATACCAGGCCGCACAAAGCGCAAAACGCCTTCCACTTTGTTGCCGTGTGTTTGAGATAAACCAAATGCCTGTAACTCGCCTTCTTCTATAGTTATGGCGCCTTCTACTTTAGCCCGTTCCATCTGCTTATCTGCCATGTCTAATTCATGCGTACGCTCTAATCTCGATTCAGCAATATCTAGCCTACGCATAGCTTCTTCGTATCTATACTGTTCTTTTTTAGCTTTAGCTTCAAAAAACTTAGACACCATGCCGCCAAGCAAGCCGGTAATGCCTGCCGCCCCAGGACCTACAAAAAGATCAACTAACCAATCCATCTATCACCTCCAGTTCAAACGCTTTTTTTGTTTACAGTTTCTGCAAATTTGCGCAATGCATATCGGCTATTTAATACAGCTAAACTGCCGGCTAAATAGCCTGTCCGCATACCTATAATTAGACAACCTTTAGTATGCGCTCTAACATTACCATTGTGTATTAAAATACCGCTTCGATTTTCAACTTTAGTTACGTGAAAGCACGGTTTATACTTTCCAGAACCAGAGCGCTCCAAAAAGTTAACTCGATAAGTATCAGCAGGGATGCAAGATGTGTTTCTTTCATTGTTTTTCCACGACGGTTCTAGTATATAGAATATTGCGCTGTTTATAACTAAACAACCTAGTGTTTCTGCGCTGGTTCGTTTAAACCTAATTAGCTTAGCTTTCATCATAATACTGTAATTTAAAGTAGTACGTTAACATTTATGCGTTCATTAGCGTACGCATTAGTCCAGTATAAGACCAACTTACCGTTTGTAAGCGCTGTAGCTTTTGATGTACCTGTAGCAATAGTATCAACTGCCGCGGATATAGCAAAATCGGCGCCTATACCGGTGTTAGCTTTAAATATTTCTTTGACTGTAGCTACAGTAGAAACTACACCGCCCGCAAAGTCGTATGTTATTGAGGCAATATTTTTTTCAGCAAATCGATAGTTTACATTAGCGCCAGGATTTGCATTAGCAGTCATTAGCAGTTCAACCACCATAGGATCAACAAACGGTATTTCAATGTAAGAATCTGTGCCGTCATCTTTAATTTCTAGCCAATTTTTCATGTACCCAAAATACTGTATATTTGGTGAATTCGTAATCGACAGTAAATCTTTATTATCACCATTTATGTTAGATATTTCGTAGTTTTGTGTATTTCCACCTGCTATTGAAATTGACGTAGTACCGGCGCAATTTTCAAAGTCTAAATCTTTTAGCTTAACTGTGCAAGCTTCGTTAGTGTTAATTTGAATCGGAGTAGCTAATAGCTCTTTAAAATCACAGTCGATAAATTCAGTTGTGCCACGTGCTGCTGCAGATAGCATATCTAAGGCATACATTGTTGTACTTTGTGCATAGTTAACATTAGTTTTTAGCCCGTTGAACTCGCAGCCTTTAAATACTAATCTATGCGCGCTAGTACCATAGTTTTTAATTGCTGCGCCAAAGCAGTTTCTGAATGTGCAATCGCTAAAAGTTAAATCGCCAACTGGGGCAGTAGTAACATTTCGTGTTCTTACATAGCCTTGAAATGTGCTAGAGTCTTGCGCGTTTTTAACAAAAGAGCAGCCAATTACGCGCGTATTTTTAACTGTAGTACTTGCCCAATCAATTGCGACTATTGCAGCATAGTTAAATGTACAGGCTGAAATAACGGAATCCTCAGAGCCAATAAACATTTGCGTATTGGACACGTAAAAATCGCACCCATGCATTATTGAGTTTCTAGCGCTAAACGTTACTGCTGTAGACGCATTATCGAATATGCAATCTGCAATTACTCCGTCACTGCCAGAAAAAATACACCCGCTAGCCGGAAAAGAAGCAAATACATTTCTAATTGTATATCCTGGTATAAGAGCAATAATTGGATTAGACCCCCCTTCCATCCAAATATCGTTCAGCGTAACAGGTGCACCACCACCGTCTTGTGTATCGTCGCTTCTATAGCCAAGTTTGAACGAACCTGTAGCACTCATAAAAACGTGTGCGCCGCCACCACTAATAGTCTGACCTTTTCGTACCCATACTGCACCTAATACAACAAAGTCGCCGCCTTCTAAGTCTAATTCAACTTGATTTACGTCGGCATAAATTTTGTCCGCTTGTAGCGCTTCATTAAATGCTTTAGTATCATCTGTTGAACCATTACCAACTGCGCCATACTGAAAAGGATTTACTTTATTTGTATAATTTCTTTTCCACTCAGTGCCATCGGCAGTCCAAAAGTAACCGTGTTGCGCACTTTGACCTGTAGTTGATCCTGTGCCGTCAAAACCGCCAATAGAGCTAGCGGAAACTGCCGTTCCTTCTGTTGGATTAACATTTGTGCCGCCGGTTTTGTGGAGAGTAAAGCTACCTTTAGGGCCTGCTGTTGTTGCTGCCCAGCCTGCTAAGTAGGACTGTATGTATACTTGACTTTGGTCTGGTGTTGTTAGTATAAATTCACTAATAGACGGATACTTAACTAAAGACAGATTAAAACGCTCTTTAACTGTTGTAGCGGCATCATAAGCGTCATAGCTTAATACCCATTGCCCAGAACCTTCATTAGGAGCAATGAATTGGAAATTGTCCACAGTTTCAGCTGAAGCAGCAGCAAACCGATAAAATCTAACCTGAGAGTTAGTAACATAGGTGCAATGAGAATATTTAGCTGTGTCTAACCGCTGTACTTCTATAATAGAAGTAACAACCCAAGGTAGGTCTATTGCGCCTAAATCTTGACTAATGCCTTGTCGAGATTGCGTGATAGAACCTTGACCTAAAGCTAAGTCTTCTTGTGTTATTAACGCTTTTGTTATGATACGCTCTGTCATAGTCTTATACCTGCACCCAAATATCGTTATTGGCAATGTAAGTATACACTGCGCCAGAGCTAGCTGAAATATTACTCGAACTAGCGTTACTGAATTGCCCTGCGCCACCGCTTAAATGACTAATAGTAGTATTAGCATCTGTAACTAAAATTACTAATTTTGCGCCATTTCTCAAGGCACCTGTAGCGTTAGTAAAAACCGTACTAGAGCTATTAGCGGTTTCCACCGTGTCTGTACCAGTTACAATAAAAGTTGCCTGATTAGCGGTCCAAGTTTTTACTAAGCTGTGGTTTGCTGCTAATGCATTAACAAGTACCCATTGACCAGAGCCTGTGTCTGGATCAACATAACTATAGTCGTCTGCAACTTCGTTAGCAGTTACATCGTACTGGTACAAGTTAATTACTGATCCGTTGTTAACAATTGCGTGCTTGTACTTAGTTGTGTCTAAAGCGCTAAGTAATGCAAACGAAGTAACAACCCAAGGTAAGTCAATTTGCGTAACGGATTGGCTGACAGATTGCCGCGTTTGATTAGTTACACCTTGACCTAAAGCTAAGTCTTCTTGTGTAATTAAAGCTTTTGTAATAGTTCGTTGCGTTCGTTGCGTCATAGTAATTACCGTAAGTCTATAAGTCTGCCATTGTCTAAGCCTATAGCTAAAAAGCCTTTATCAGCTAGAATGATTTTTTCTGTCTTAGTAAGAGGCGCTGCATTGGTTATATCTCTGCCAAGCAAAGCAGAGATTTCTTCCGCTTTTGCTACACGATGCATAGGAACTTCACGGCCCGCTACAGGTCGTCTACCAGGTCCACTTTTATAAAATTTTTGATTACGTTTATCTGTGAAGACTTTTAACCTAACTGGCACGTTGCCTTCAGATATTTCTTTAGCTGTCTCTGCTTGCAATCTTTTCATAGCTGCAGCTAGTTCTACATCATCGCCTATGTCTTTTAATACTTTGTTAGCTACAGTGCTATCCAGCGGGTCTTCTAAAAATTTGGCCGCTTTAGACACTAAAGCGCTAACGTCTGCTTGCGGTCCAGGCTTTGCCCTATTCATGAATCGCCAAACATTATTAACAAAAGCCATTTTCATTTTACCACGAATAGTAGTTGCAATACCATCAGTAGAAGCTTCGCGCAAGTTCGGATTAACTTTAAACAGTTCTCTGTCATTGCGATAGACATTAGAAAGCTCGTCTACAGCACGTTTAAGCTTTTGCGCTTTAGCAGAACTAAAGTTGTAGTATTTTAGCTCTTCTGCTAACTCAGTAAAATGTACTGCTTTAAAGCCTTCGCCGGAACCCGAAGAGTGCTTTTTACTTAGCTGTTCAATGATTTCGTTTTCTACTAAAGCTTTTGTTTTTACTGGTATTTTAGCTACAACATCAGCATAAGTGTCGTCTAAGTCTGGGCCATGCTTAACTAAAGCTCTAGCTACATCTTTAGGCGCAACACCAGGTTTAGTTACGGCTTTAAACAAGGCGTTCTTTTGCACCATTTTAAATTCACCGTATGCCTGGTTTACGTCTTTCCAGTCTTTTAGCCACTGTTTACCTTCTGGCGTTGCTTGCATAACACGAGCAATTTCTGAATCAACTTCTGCCCTTGCTTCTTTTATACCTTGGTCAGCAACAAACTTAGACTTGCTCGTAACTTTGTTAGCGTATTTAAACTCGTTTAAAAGTTCGCGTAAATCTAACAAATCGTTAAACGTTCGACTAGTGCTTTTTTGATCTATTTTGACTAAAACTCGCTGCAGCTTTTCTACAACAGCAGGGTCTGCTATTTCGTCAATTGTTTCTTCTAAAAGTGGTCTAACTGATTTATTAGTCAGGCTAAACTTGTACTCAGCTGGTACCAATTCTGCACCAGATGCTTTTACAACTCCATAAGATGCTTTAACATTATCCGAATAATCTTTTAGCGCACTTCTTAGCTGAATACCTGTATCGTCTGTTGGATTTTTTGCTGCCTGCAAAACAGTTTTAGCTCTTGCGTTTAAGTCTGCTCTAACTGTTAGCGCAGCTCTATTGTCGTTACGGGCTGCAGCCGCTACAATAGCTTCTCCGCCTGGTGTAGTTGTAGGCAAGGTAGCTAGTGCTTTTTCTTGCGCTGTTTTACCGGGTGCAGAAGTTTGGTTTAATTTTTCCCACCGCGTAACTAATTCTTCTACTTGGTCATCATCTAAATAGCCTAAAGTGTCCTTAAGTGCAGCATATGCGCCAGCTGTGTTGTTATTGCGCACCGCATTATAAGCATGCCTCAAAGACTTCCAACTGCCTTGTATTAGTTTTGCTGTTGCTCCACCAGCTACTTCAAATACTGCGCCCATTTGTGCAGCACCAATAGCTTTTTCTAGCGCAACATTAGCGCTTAACTCTTCTTGCGCTGCAATAGCACTAGACAAATAGTCAATTTCTTCGCCGGCTACTACGCCAATGATACCGCCTAAAGCAATAGCTCCAAGCTTTGCATACGGATGTTTTACTGGCACTTTAGAGCCAGCTATAGCACCAGCAATGCCACCAGCTACTTCGTATTTAGACTTACCAATGCTTTGTAAAAAGCCGGGCGTTACTCGGTGTAAATTGCCTGCATTGTCGTATGCAAAAAACTCGCCTTCTTGATGCACTAATTGAATACCACGTTCTTCAGCAAGCGCTGCAATATTTTCTATATTTTGCGCTTGTATAGACCGCCACTCAGCATCTGCAGCATTGTCAAAATTGCTTTTAATCCACTTAAATGGTCGTTCGACAGAATTAAGTTCTTGCAAGTTAGCTAGTAGCTCTTTACTGTCTTGTCGCCAATTTTCTTCTCTTAATGCATGACTATAAATAGCGTCAATACCATCTTGTGAACCTGGATTAGCCTTAATGTCTTTAGCTATTCGTAACACTTCTTTAGGCTCAAGATAATTACGAATGCGCTTTTCGTACTCTTCATCTGTTGGCGTTATACCAGGTATACCAAATGATCCTGGCATATTTCGCATTTTGATAGGGTCATTAAAATTACCGTCTATATCGGTTGAAAATTTGCGGTAAGACTTTTGTACAGCTAATGGATTTGTTGTACTGGGTTTAGCAAAAAAGTCTGGATCAGTAACTATTAGTTGTGCTTTATTCGCAATGTACGCATCTTGTTGTTCTTGTGTAATCCCTTGATCAGTTGCTTTAGCCCTAAATGCAATTTCGTCAAAACCTTCTTGTGGTACTGTAATAGACGACGGCGTAGACGTTGGTGCTGCAACTTCTGTAGTAGCGTTTTCAACTGGCGCTGTCACTTTGGTAGCCAAATAAGCGTCTTGATCTACAGCACTAATACCTTGCTCTGTAGCTTTAGCTCTAAACGCATCTTCATTAAAATCCATTACACCGCCTCATTAGTATTAGTTGGCAATTTAGTATCTTGGCCGTGTGAACCTTGAGAAGCTGAAGTAACACCTTGAGCTAATTGTGCTGCGGCTTCTTCCATTGTTGCATTACCACCTAGCATTTCAGCTGTTTGCTGTAACACTCGCGCAACTTCTGGGCTATACTTCGTTTTAAAAGTACGAAGCATTAAGCTACTTACAGCAAAGAAGCCGGCTGGATTAACTTGCGCTAACATTTGTCCAACATTACCAGACATGACTTGTTCTAGCATTAGCTGTGTGCGTTCATCTTCATCGTTGTAAGCAACACTTTCAATTGTAATGTCAAAATCTGTAAAAGCAAATTCCGTACCTTCTTCTGGTATTGGTGCAAATATTAGCTGACCATTATCATCTGTTGCAGGTTCGTTCGTTTCTGGGTCATATACTTGTTCAAACATCGGCACCATGATTGGTTGCCCCGTTTGATCCATTTGGCCATTCCACATTGTTTCTGGCTTATTCAGCTCCACATAGCGACCGCCAACAAGTTCATCAGTAACCCTTAATACTTGATTAGCTGTAAAATACTGTTTAGCCAGATGAACCACGTCGCGACCTAGGAGCTCAAAAAAGGCTTCAATACGGACAGTTAAATAACGTAAAGCCATAACAGTTGCGTTTTGCTGTAGTTTGACTTTTCTGCCGGAATCTGAAGCATATGCCATACCTAAAAAGCTATCGTTTACACTAAGAACGCGTTGAATGCGGTCAAAAGCTCTGTCAATAACTGCGTACTGTTCTAAAGCGTCTCTAGCTAAGTTTTCAATACGTAGCCCTTTAAGCGATTTAACTTGTATTACGCCGTTAACTCTATTAAAAGCATCAATAAAGTCAGGTAAATCAGAAGATAAAGCATTTTCTTCTACAAAAGCTTTTTGCGTATTAATCATTAACTGCAGCTTAACTAATGCTTGATTGATTGCTTTTTGTGACTCTTTAACTTCACGAAAAATACCGTAGTATTCAGTATTACTAGAGGTATGTAATTTCACTACACGGTAAGGCCATTTAACTTCTTTATACGTAATTTCTTTACGCTCTAGCTCAACTTCACCAGACCACCATACAGTCCAACGTTTACCATTGTCGTCTTCTACTACAGTTTGTACAACTAAGTAATTATTAAACACTCTATACCGACCTTGAAATTGATCACCGTGAGTGTACTCAAATTCTGCTTCTTCTACTTCGAGAAAATTATAGTATTCTTGTAGCTTGTCTAACTTGGCTTTGCCCCAAACTTTTACGATAACTTCTTCAGGCACCCACTTAAAACGGTGTAAAAATCGTGCGTCTTCATAATTACGATCAGTACTCATAGGGTCTAGAACTAATTCGTAGTCATAAACTTGGTTTAACTCTATGTTGTAAAGCGGACGATTAAACTGATCTCGTTTACCAGTATAAACGGGTTCTACTTGACACGCCATTAAGCCAGAAATCATACCGCATAGCTTAACTTCATCACCTTCAGTTGCCATACGATTGTGATTAAACACTGCATTGATAGTGTCAGTCATAAGACTAGCTATAGTCTGATCATTTTGCTGCGTAGGTTCCGCTCTAACGGTGTTTACTACTGTAGAGTAATAACCGACTAACATTCTGGCAAATAACTTTATAACATTAAAAGTTTCTTTTGGCTGACCGCGATTTTCAAGTATATTTAATTGGTCTTGTGTCCACTGACGATTATGGTACATATTCCATATTTCGTCTGCTTCTACGCGAGATTCCCAAAATGCTTCATAACCCATTGTAAATGAGTCTTTTAATGTTTGAATGTCAGTTTTCATTATTGTGATACCTCTGCAGCTATTGCATCAAGCTTAGACATTACGTCTTCATTCAATACTGTAGATGGCTCTGTTTTTGACTGTTTAGCTGGAATAACGTCAGGAGTAGATTTATCCATGGTAGAAATAAACCTGATACGTTCTTCTAACCCGTCAATTATATTTTCCAACGATTCTTTATCGCGGCCAACTCTAAAATGCATTATATAACTATTATTAGTATCTAGTAACGCCTGCATTTCGCCTTGTAACTGTGACAAAGCAGTTTTAAACTGAACTAGCACTGGTCCAGTTTGCTGCTTTAAATCGCCAAATTGATCCTGGAACGCTTTCATTTCACCTTCAGTTAATACTGAACCGTACAAAGCGTTACGAAGTATATTTCTATAAGCAGAATAAGCAGAAGTAGCTTCTACACCGTCTACTTTGTCACGCACGTATTTTTCTACGTCATTACTAAAACGGTCTATAATGCCTGTTTCTTTGTCTGTAATTTTAGTTGCAGGATCGCCAATAGCTATTAATTGTTTAATTTGACCAACTTTTTTCTTTTCTGCTGCAGATAGTTTAAGATTACCTACTTGCTCCATGCGCTCAATTTTGGCTTCAAAAGTTCGACGTACTTTAGGATCATTCATGGATAAGTCAAAATAGTCTTTGCCAAACCTAGTTTCTGCTAAACCGTCTATTGAGTCGCGTACAGTGTCTACTTCGTCAATATTTTTACTTACTGCAGTTTGTCTGTCTCTAACAACTATGTTATTAAATAACTCATTGTATCGCTCTAAACCTTCTGGTGTATCTTTGCTTAAACCTTCTTCTTGCAACAAGCGTTCAGCTTCACGCTCGTCTTGCGTGCCGCTACCGCCAGAGCCACGGCGTAGTAAAGCAATAATTTCTGCTCTCTCTCGTTGCTGTTTTAACTCTCGCTCACTAGCGTACCTAGTATAACCTGTACCACCTTTAAGCTTGTCTACAGATCGTATACTAGTAGTACCATCAATATCAGTAACGCGAACAAATGCACCTTTAGCCGCTGGATTAGCTAATACTGCGTTTGAATCAAAACCGAGGCGCTCTAATTCTAATTTGTCGCCGTCATTCAAATTGTCTATTCTAGCAATACTACTTAGAGGTCCTGTAGGCAGTCCACTAGATTTTAAATCTTGAACTAGTGTTGTTAAATGCCTAGCGTCATTGTCAGAAGAAAACCGATCAAAAGCGTCAAAAGTACGCGACTTAACAGTTGACTGCAGTAACGTTTTATTTTGTTCACGTAGCTTAACTAGCTCTTGCTGTGCAATTTCATTTTGTACGCCAAACATTTCTTCTGTAGGTTCCGTAGCCTGAAGTGCACGTAATCGCTGATCTTGTTCTTCTTTTACACTTCTAGCTTTTGCACGTTCAGCAGCACGCTCAGGGCTGCTATTTCTAGCTATTCCCTGAGTTAACGCACTTGAGATGACTGATGTAGTTAAGTTATCTGGCATAGTAGTGATCCTAAGCCGTACTGGCAGCTGTTGTATTATTTGGATTGCCCATTGGCGCGCCTACTGTTGTAGTACCAGTAGGCCTATCTAATATAGCTTGTAGTGCATCAAAAGTAGAATCAACTGCAGCTCCTGTAGCTTGCCCAGCTGCTCGCGTAGCTAACCTAGAATCTGCACTAAGTTGTGCTGTTCTACTTGACAACGCCTGTTGCACATTATTAGCCGGGTTTTGACCTAGGCCAATTTGTAAAAACTCTTGTTGTACTTGGGCACTTTTTATTGGTGCTTCGGCACGAATGCGTGCGCGTTCAGAAGCAGAATTTATTGCAACATCTCTTTCAATATCTGCAGCTAAACCTGAAGTGGCAATGCCTCGCTGTTCTAATGTTGTTCTTAACCCATCTAAAGCCTGCGCTTTTTCTTGCTCAAATGCTTGTAGCCCTTGAGTTTCTAAAAACGCTGGTGTTAAAGCTTCATAATAATCAGACAGATTAGTTTGAATATCACCAAACGCGTCTAACCAATCGTTATACTGTGCTTGCGCAAAGCCTAAGTCGTTACTAGCTGCATTTGCAGCTGACTTCCTGGCTTTACTTGCGCTATTAGAAGACACTGCTGCGCCTACAACGGCTGAACCCGCTACTGCTACTGCTACCCAAGCCACCTAGCTATCCTCCACAGTGTTAGCTTCTATAACAGCTAAATCTGTTTCTTCTGTTACATGAATTGTCATATATTTAACTTTTGTATTGGCAAATACTGCACGTTTATCACCTTTTAAAGCATGAATAACATACGGTGCTTTGTATGTTGCTGTACCATATTTTGAAGTGACAGTACAAGTACCTTCTAGTAAAATAGACAGATGATTTGTTTTGTGAAACTTACCTATAACTGTATCACCAGCTTCAATAGTACACACTCTGCCATATACACCGTCAGAAAAGAAATGATCCAAATGGCACTCTATTTGTGGCATCTGGCTTAACGTGTCTTGCAGTCTGTTTATTTCAGTAGATTTAGTCATAATAGATTACTTATTTATGTCTGCAAAGAAATCAAAAAAAGACGAATTAACTGCAGTTCCATTGGAAGACGAAATTGCTGTTACTAATATGTCATGCTTTGGCGGTACAATAATAAATGGTTTAAACTCTATGGTAGCTTGAGAAGACGTATTTCTAGATGACATTAATAATCTTGTACGCAAATGTTCTCCACATGCATTAAATTTTAACCTAAAATCAACAGCAGCTGCTTGTTGTCTATTAACAAATGCATCCCAGCGTGTTATAACGAAATAGTTATCACTAGACACAGTTGTGCTAGCTTTTAATGTACTTTGTGCATCACTGTCCATTGTGCCGTGCCAAAAGTCTAAATCAGATGGAATACCGTTACTAATAGCAGTATCTTCATAAACATACACATCCCCTGCTGTAGCGCTAACGCTTATATTGTTAAGCCTAGTTACCCTAAATAAAGGCGTAGATAACACTACTTTGTTTTGACCGTTTAATGTTACATCCTGTGTGTTAAATGAAATAGTGGCATCTACGTTTAAAACCATGCCTTCTACTGAAATAGTTTGTACGTCACTTGCGTTTGTGCTACTAATGGTGTCTATAGTATTGTCTGCAGGTAAAAGTTCTGTTCTAGACAGAACATTAACAGATGTTTCAGAAGTGCCTATAGCTTCAGCTCTGCCAAATTTGTGCAACGATTTTCGATTAATCGTTACTTCATCACCATAAGTAGCGAGTATCTCTTGTCTGACAAAATCGAACCAATTGTCAGCATATGGTAATCTTTGTTCTGCCATAATAATTTACTCTATAATGTTTACAGCGCGTAAGGCTGCAAATAGTGAATCTAATGTAGCACCAACAGTTTCAACTTCATCTGCAATAGCTTGCACTTCAGCTTGTACATACGCACCCGATATTGTTGGTGCAGTATACGCAATGTCAGTAATGGTAACACCTGATTGATAGCTAACAATACTGTCTCGAATTACGTTTAAATCATCTCGTATAGCGTCTAAAGCGCTTTCAAAATCAGACACAGCTTCAGATAATGATGCTAATGTTTGTTGCGTCAATTGCTCTGCCGTACCTGCTTCTTCGTAGCCTACTGCACCACGGTAACCTAAAACTAAATCTAACTGCTCTACTAGTTTTACGGCAAACGCTCTAACCTGTTTAAATTCTTGGAACTTAGTTGGCACGCTAACTATTGTTTGATTAGCCATTAGCATTACCATCAAGCCATTCTAGCTCCCTTAATTCACCTGGGCCTTCTACTTTGAAGCTTATATAAAAGCCGCGCTTTTTATCTTGCGGTATTTTTATTTCATGCGAATCTGTCGTTGTTTTAGTATACACACCAATTTCAATACCGTCGATATACACAGTTAAAGTCACAGAACCTGTAGAATAAAATCGCACTGACGAGTATACTTTTTGCTCTACTAAACCCGCACCTTCAAATTCAGGTGATACATAAGTCATAGGCAATGTTGCATCACTGCTTAGCAATTGATACAGCTGCCCGTTTTTATGCCCGTAAATATTATCGTTTGCAACAACTAAATAATCAACATCGTATTCAAACTGTTTAAAAATACCTCGATCAAAATCTAATGCTATAACGGATCCATCTGTTAGTTGCACTTGATATACTTGATCATATAATATAGCGTTTACTGAGCTATATAATTGCTTACCTAATTTGTCTCTAGAAATTACTTTTACGTCTGAACCATCAGAAGCACAAATGCCGTCTGTAGACAGCCATAAAGCGGTATCTTTTGTTTCTTGTATAGAATCGTGTGAAATGCAACCTTGATCATTGGCTAATATTTGTTGGGCAAACGCTGTAGGCCCTGTACCTGTAACTAAATATGTTTGATAGTAAGTGTGTATTAATAAGCCAATAGCAGTTTTGCTTATGCCAGTTAATGGCGCAGGAAAGTCTAAAAAGAATGACTCTGGCCAAGCATCAGGATTGCCAATTGGCGTAAACCTTAGCTTATCTGCTACTGCGCCGAATAACATTGCATATGATTCAGTCAAGTATTTTAAACCTACTGGAGCTACTGCGTTTTCTGTGCTAGTCAGTATAGTACCAACTATATCAGTATCTATCACTGTATCTAAGTATGAAATTGTGCCGTTATTAATAGTTGTGACTAGTGAAAATACTGTTAAATTACCGCCTATTCTATAAATACGTATCTTGTCTACTTGTGGATCGCTACTAGCAGGAATAGCTGTTATTTGCACTTCACCATTTATTACTTCTACTTCGTTAGACAATAACGGCGTCGACTCTGCACCTGTTCTTGAGCTATAATAAGTAATAGCGTATTGCAAAGTGCCAGTTATTTTTTCTTCTTCTTCTAACTCATCGTTAGCAGAAATGTCATACGTGTTATCAATTACGGTAGTTGCAGCAGTTTGATAATCACTAGTTAAAGCTTTCCAAGCACTATCGAAGTAACGATAAACACGAACTAAGTCTGCGTTTGTGTCTTCAAAAGTCAGCTCTACTTGATTTTCACCTGTTTGTACTATGCGACCATGAAATGTAGCATAGCGTAAACCAGCTTGACTAGTACTTGAAACATTGGTAGGTCTGCCGCCTCTAGTAACTGGTTTTAAAGTAACTTCTTCTACAGGTACCTTAAAATAAGAATAAGAAACAAAACCTGTTGTAGATGATTTATTTACTACTTTATACTTATACGCGCCTTCTAATAAATCTGAAGCCCCATCAAAGCTTGGTGTTAACGTTATTCTTTCAATTGACTCTGGTGCTGACGCAGCGATAGCAACAAGCGTACCTGTTGGCGGTGTTATACCTAGTTGGTATTCAATACCTGTCAATATTTTAACCGGTGCATTTATCCGATCTGCTTTGTATAGTATTTCTTTGTACTCAAGAAAATCTGCTGGTGAACTATCAGAATACCACACTTGATCTGTTACTGAAAAATAGCTATACCTATTAATTGATGCAACAGAAAGTACTTTGTCTTTTATTGGTGTAAGCACAGCTGTGTCGGAATCAACATTAGTATACTGCCGAGCTTCATTGTCAGCGATCAACTGGGCGTCTACTCGTGTACTTAACCCGCCATTAAAAGCTTTAATACGCATTAGCCCATACCTCTGTATTCAGAAGTATTATTATGTGCTATTGTAGTGTTTGCTTGCTTGCCTACTGCTTTTAAATCAATTAACTCGTTTTGATACAATATAAGCTCTTCATTACCCATAGCTCTATTCTGCGCATCTATGTCATCGCGTAAAGCAGTACCGCTAATATACTTAACTAACGCTGTATCAAAAGCGTCGGGAATTTCTGGATCGTCTAAAACAGATGTAACAGCTACCGGCCTTCTCACGTATTCTGCAACTAAATAGCTACCTTCTGCACCACCTACAATAATACCAAAAGGTGCAATTGTTTCATCTATTAATTCAGTGTCATAAATTGATGCAGTGGTGCCAAAAGCAGAATCCACTGTATAGCCAGTTAAAGCATCAGTAACGCCAAACATAGACGGATCAGCTTCATAAGTGTCATACAAGTTGTCAATAAACGGTCTTGGATAAACTCGTAGTGTTCTAGAATCTTGTCGATCTGTAATAACAACAGTTGGTTCACCGGTCGTAGTGTGTAGTCGCCAGTCTGAACCGTAGATACGCTCCATTTGCTGCGCCATGTAAATTTCTAACGGCTTTTGAGCAAATAAAGCGTCTTTTAATTTGATAAAATCTTCGGGTAGTACATATGTATACTGACCTTTAATTATAGTTATAGCCGCAGTTTTTTTAAACAGCTCTGCTTTTTTGGCTATATCGTATTGGCCTTCATTTAAGCGTCGAATTAAAGATTTAACAGTCCAGCGAGTTCCATTAGAATCGCCTAGTGTATCTCTAACTCTTGTTATTATGTCTTCTACTCTACTCATATAAATAGCAAGCCCTTTTCAGGGCCTGCTCCGCAGATTAAGCAGTTTCAGAGAAGTTAGTAACTTCGCCAGTAGCTTTTTCATGCTCAACATACTCAATTACTAATAGCACTTTACCTGCAGTAGGTGCAGTACCAGCATAAGTAGGTTGATAAGTAACAACACCAGAAGTTGTTTTTAACTGAGGCACAACAGCGTTAGTACCACCACTTAGCGCAGTATTAGCCGCTGAAGTAAGATCACCGCCGTCAATAAGCGTGTCACCTCCAGCAAAACCAACATTAGCTACGGCAGAAGTACCTGCATTGTTAGCAGTTAAAACAAGCATTTCTGCTTTTGTCACATAAGCTTCTTCAGGAAGTGTAAATAGTTCGTAGTCATCGCCTGAAGTAGTTAGATCAAAGTCAGACGTGTCTGCTAAATCTAATACTGCAGTGAAGACACAAACACCACGCTTCTTATGAAAACCAAGTTTACGAGTTAAATTTTGTGTGGCCATTATTCAACTCCTCCTTATTGTACTTCTACGTCAACAGCAACAACACCATAATCGAGCGAAGCAATTTTCGCACTCTTATAATCACTATTTTCAGCAGTAAGGTTACATTTCTGCGTATTCATCCAGAACTCAACAGCAGATTCAGAAGTAATTCCAAAATCTTGAGATTCTTGATATTTGTAATCAGGCATTTTACCAAATGCTGATTGCAACGCACCGGCTCCCAAGATCAATCCACGGGAGTGAAGATTTGCACTAGCGTAGTCAAAAGAAGCTTGACCAGTCCATGCAGCAGACGCAGGGTTTGCACCTGAGTACTGACGTAAACCAGCAATCTCAATTTCTGAATCATCCAAGCCCCAACCAACAGTTGAGCCAGAAGTGTCACCAAAGAATTGAGAAGCTTCAACAATTAATAGCGCACCAAGCTTACCGATGACACCTTTAATATTGCGGTTTTGATCGCCTCGAACATCACCAGAACGAACAATAGTTTGATAGCCAGCAGTGTCAGCTCGTAAAAGATTAGCCATGGCCGAATCAATTACGAATAACCAACAAGGTTGATCACCATTAACCATATAAGGGTCTGGAGGACGACGAACAGCGCCAGTTGAAAAACCATTTGAAGTACGCAAAATCTTTTCGATGTCCAAAAGGTCATCAAAAGTAAACGTAGTACCCAAATCGATTACGTGCGAAGGAGTTTGACCTAGTGTGCCTTGAGCAGCATCAAACAAAGCCTGATCCTTAAAGCGAATAAATTGGTCGCCCAATTTGCTTCGTGAATCGCTATGTTGATTAATACCCAAATCACCAATGTCAACACCGTCAAATTCATCACCATTGTCTACTACTAGACGGTAACGATCAACTGTGATTTTATCGGAGAATTTACGCTTAACTTGGCCTTTGCCATAAGCGGTGTCTTTGTTTTTGATTGCTTTACCAGTAGTATTACCAGAATAGTCAAAAACAACTGTGTGACCTTCTGCGGCGTTAGAATTGTTTACTTGGTAAACAATGGCATCTTTACTAGAACCTGTCATAGGTGCCCAGAAAGATTTCGCGGCAGCTTGTATTAAGCCTTCACGCATCCACTTCTTACGCTTCAGGTCTGATGTCAATGGGACAACAGCTGTAGCCATGAGAGTTTCCTCTAAATAGTTTAATAAATTACTTACTAAGCCACTTAGAATTCCAGTTTACTGATTACTCGACGGTAAGTAAGCTGTTAATCAAGTTAGCTTTAAATACGGCGTCGAGTATCAGAATTGGAGTACTCATATGCACTTAAATATAATATGCTAAATCTAATAAAAAGTACACTTTAAATTTAATAATTATTGCAACTTACTATAACTGCTTTAAACAAGTAGTCTTTAACTTGCTGCTCTTGCGGTAAATTACAATAAGGCACAAAACAAGGGTGTTGTTTTAAAGCTTCATTTTTAACTTCGCCATAAGTCCATCCGTCTAGTTCTTTTTGCCTTAACCAACTATTGTGGCTTTCTTCTGGCGTGGCATCACTAGCCAAATGAAATTGCACTCCGGCAATAGCGCTATCTTTTTGCCGCTGTGGCGCTATTTCCCACGCTACTTGCGAATAATCGCCAAGACTGGCACAATAGGCTCTGTTTACTTCATGCGCTATTGCTGCTGTTTTAACTACAAAAGTTGAAAGTTTTCTTTTAGCAAGTATCCTTCAAGCAACCAAATTTTATTACGCGCATTTTCTAAAGCAATTTTTTGGCCTATTTCTATATCGAAATTTTCTGGGCTTGCACAAGCACTTTCGCCAATTACAGTAAAACCGTTCTTTAGTGTCAAACAGCAAACCGTTGTTTGTGTATCTTCAAAAATATGATACTGCCTTTTAATAATGCATTTATCAATATAATCGGGCGTAAGACGAGGCGCAGTCAAACCTTTTTCTTTAATTTCATTTTCAATGTTTTGTTCACTCATTAGTATGTCTCCTTAACATAAGACTGAACTGCATCACCAGTTTGAGCTTCTTTAGAAGGTTCTTTACCTCCTGGAAGCTTATTCATACTTTTGGGGATGTCTGGATTGTCATCTGCACCTTTGACTTTAACATTAGGCGTTAAAAACTTTTCAGCAGCTTCTAAAAACTCGTCAAAAGTCCATTTATCTTCACTAAGCTTTTTAGTATACGAAGCAGGTAACTGATTTTCCATAACGTCATCATTAAGCTCTATACCCGTGCGTTCTGTAAATTCCTGATACGCCGTCGTTCTAACTTCTGCTTCGCTTGCTTTTTTACCTTTAGTTTGAAACTCAGTGATTTTTTCTTCCTGCAATTTTTTCGCCGTGCTTTCATGCTCGTTGATTTTTTCACGCCAAGCCTCAGGATCAGAAGTTTTTAAATCATCAAGTTCTTCGCGCTCTTCGTTAGTTAGATGCATAGTAGCATTTTTAACTACATGAGAAGTTAACTCGGTGTTAACTGTTTCTAACTCTTTTACACGCTGTCTAGCTTTAGTATAACCGCCTTGTGTATCTCGATAACGCTTTTCAGCTTTAGCTGCATACACAATAGCTTCTGGTAAGTCGGCCAGCGTTTCTTCTGGTATGTCCCATTTACCTTCTTCTGTTTGTACCATAGCCGATACAACCGCATTAACTTGCTCTTGTACGCTAGGTGTGTTATCGTTAGTTTCTTTTTCTTCACTCATTTTTAGTTGCTCCAAATTAAACGAAAACGAATACCATATAAGGTTCTTCCATTATGTATAAAAAGGTGTACAAAGTACAATAATTTTATTAAAATATAGTAAATGAAACTAATTTACTATTATTGCGAGACTAGTGATGAACAAGACACACTCTTTCTCTACTAAAAATCAGACGGATTTTGATTTTATAGAGCGAATGAAAATTGAAGCTAGACGAACTGGCAGAAACTTTAGCTGGGTTTGTATACAAGCCTTAAAAGAATACAAAGCTAATAAGGATCAAACCAGTGGCGAATCTAACCGAAAAAACTAAGCTAATAGCTCTAGCGCATTTAAAAGTTGGTAAAAAGCCTAAAGAAGTTGCTGACTTGCTAGACATGTCTTATGCACAAGCTTTAAAGCTAAATAAAGAATTAGCTAAAGCTGAGCAGCAAGATAACTTACAAGAACTATTTAACTTAGATGAAGCAGCGCTAGAAACTTTGTTTGAAAAAGTGCAAACTGAATTAACAGAGCCAATGCAAGCGTTAACCGGCGAAGTTCTTTCAGTTGATGAGTCTATTTCACAGCTAAGTAAATCTGTTGAAGGCTTAGGCATACTTGAAAAAGAAATGCAAGATGCTGCTATTGTTTTAGTTAAAAAGATTACAGTGCAAGCAACTACGTCAACTACTACAGATACTATTTTAGTACTAGCCGAAGCGTTAGCTAAATTGCAAGGCGCATTCTTTGCTAAAGGTACTAATGTGCAAGTAAACAATATTAACGGATCATTTGAGAAATACTTACGTGACTGATTTAGCTATTACAGAAAAAGAGTTTTTGCAATGGTTTCCTAAACACGAGTATGTCTGGGAACTACTAAATACCTCACCGCGTACTGAAGGTGAATTAGTAACTAAATATTTACCTTCTAAGCTGTGGCGATTAAACAATCTTTACAGTATCATTGATAAATATGGCGAACCTTGCATATTTAAAATGAACAGAGCACAATTCTATGTTTATAGCCATTTGTTTCTTCATCCTCGCCTTATTGTTCTTAAATCTCGCCAGCAGGGTATCTCCACCCTTTTTCTTGTTTCTTATAGTGATGATAGTCTTTTTTACAGTAATTTTAACTGTGGCTTAATGGCACAAGATAAAGAAGCTGCATCGTTACTATTAGAGCGAACTAAGTATTTATGGGATCAGTTTGATCCACAAATTAAAGAGTTCGTTAATCGCAAGTTAACAAAGGATAATGCCAGTGAACTTGCTTTTAATAACAATAGTAGTCTTTTTATTCGAACCTCCTTTCGGTCTGCTACTCTTCACCGTTTGCACATATCAGAGCTAGGTAAAATTGCCAATAAATTCCCTGATCGTGCAAAAGAAACTAAGACAGGTACTTTGCAAGCTCTTGCTCCTGGCAACATTGGTGTGGTGGAGAGTACAGCTGAAGGCGCAAACATGTTTAAGACAATGTGGGATGCGGCTATAGCGCATTCTACCAAAGGTAACCTTGCAGCTAAAGATTTCATGCCTGTGTTCTTGCCTTGGCTTGATGATCCTGACTGTGTTGAATTCGAGCAGCAGTATATAGACAACAATGCAGCTAACTACTTTTCTAAGCTTGAACAAGATACCGGTCGCATATTATTGCCAGAACAAAAGAACTTTTGGATAGCGCAAGAGCGAGAGCTAGAAGGTGACATTCACCAAGAGTATCCAGCTACACCAGCAGAAGCCTTTGCTGCAGCTAAAGACGGTACGTATTGGGCACGTAAATATTTAGAGCAAATAATTAGAGGTTCACGTAAAGTACTTGACTTGTATGATCCTAACCTTGACGTATACTGCGTTATGGACCTTGGTCGCAATGACTATATGGTTTTGCTTTTTTTTCAAGTGTACCGAAATTCAATTCGTATAATACATAGCTATCATAATTCAGGTGAAGGCCTAAAACACTACGCAACTAAGTTGACTGAATTCAAAACTAAGTATGATTGGTCACTTAAAGAAATTGGATTGCCGCATGATGCTGTAGTAGTAGATTTAAGCGAAGAAGGACAGCGTTCACGTAAAGACATACTACACGATTACGGCGTAACTAACACTATTGTGCTGGAAAAACAGGGCGTGCTTGCGGGGGTGGAATCAGTTAGAGAAGCTCTACCGTACATGTGGATAGACAAGAGTTGCGATTACATAGATCAATGTTTTATGAACTACACAAAAGAATGGAACGATACGCTAAATACATGGAAAGATTCACCAAGAAAAAACGAATATGCACATGGTGCTGATACTGTTAGGTATATGATTCAGTACTGTCACAGACATCTTCACTTTTCCTTTACATCTCAGAACACCAAAAAGTCTCCTCGTACTAGATCACAGGCAAATGGCATAGCTATTTAATAAATTTATTGTATTACTACGGCAGTCATTTATGAGCCAAATATGCATAGTTTAATAAATTTATTGTATTACTATAGCAGTCATTTATAAGCCAAATCTTCTAAAAGAAGCCCTAAGGCCGATTCTTGCCCCGGGCCTATAAAATATAAAACAGTAGTAAGAATCACTATCATTATCACTACTATTATCATTAATAGCTCTTCTCTTATAGCGATAGCGGACGGCAATAGCCGTCTACTATAGCAACAAGGTATAATAAAGCTGTTTACTTTTATAGCAAAGACTGTCATAATGTTATTAACAAATCAAAACAACCGACGAGATTACTACTATGCTTGCTATTATTAATGCTGAATCAATTTTATTCGATGCTATACAAGATAATGACAGCGACTTTAAAACTACGTTTGAGCCAGTATTAAAAGAGCTACAAGCATGTATAACGCATAAAACAACACTGATGAGTCGTGCAAGTGCAGACTATGTTAATGCTTGCTAATGTTTTATGTTATTAACAAATCAAAACAATCGACGATATTACTACTATGAATATTACAACATGTGTAAATAAAGAAGTGATAATATTGACTGACGTTAGCGATACTGAAGTAGACTTTATTACAGAACACTATAGAGCTATAGAGCTATAGAGCTATAGAGACAACTAATTGTCTTATCCTGTCTGGCGAGTATTTAAACACTTTGCTAATCGATTTTAGTAATAACACAAACATACATATCAAACATAACTAATTATAATTGGGGGTGGAGAACTAATAGCTAAGTGATTGGAATGGCGGTGAATTACTTTTGGGTTCAAATCCAAAAAATCCATTACTATTTTTCTATAATACTAAAAATCTATATTTATTAAAGACTAAAACACCCCCCCTAATATATACTATACCGGGATACGGATTTTTCGGATTTGCTCCCCTTTAAGAAACTTATTTTTTATTACTTTTTGGAATATACTTTATTCGCTCAATTTTACTACACTTACCTGCCTAATCTATTTATCCTAAATTGCCGATTTGCTCCCCTTTAAGAAACTTATTTTTATTACTTTTTGGAATATACTTTATTCGCTCAATTTTACTACACTTACCTGCCTAATCTATTTATCCTAAATTGCCCGTTAATTACTTTAATGCTAGTGATAGCAGCAAATTACACTATTCGTAAGTCCTTGATTTTTATACAAATTTTTCATCAAGCTCCTGTAAGCCTCCACACCGTGTTTAAAATCAGGCCCTGATGATCATATCAGTTCAAATTTTAAACACGACACGGATTAAACCAGGAGCTCAAATTTCGTCTAAAAACAGAGGTAATGCCAAAATCAGTCAAACAATAACAGTAAATGCACTATCAATTCACCCGTATCCTTAAACCAAACATTTAGTTATGTCTATAAGAATATCATTAGTTATAGTTATAAACTCTAACGAAAGTGCTTACTTTTCTACTTCTTACGTTTATAATTATAAGCATCAAGTCGACAAACTCAGGAATATAAGTTAAAGCGAGAATTACTTGAAAATAAATGTTTACAAGCAAGATTAACAACGTTATAATTAACTTACACAATCACAAACCAACAGGTAAAGATCATGTCAAATTCAAATGTTAAAAAAGTATACATCCCTTTAATTGAACTTCTTGAAGCAAACAAGAATAAGTCCATAAAAACGCTAATGCCTGAAATACTTGCGTTGACACAATCCAAAACACAAGCTAAGACTTATAGAGTTAACGAGAATGGCGAAGTCACTCACGTATTCTGCTACTACCATAAACTATGGGAAGACGTTAGCATCGCAGAGTATGGAGCTAAGGCTAAAACAGCCTCTGGTCTCAATACCATGTGCAAAGAAGGCTTATCAAATTGGTCTAAACAACAACGTGATTACAAGAAAGCAAAATCACAGATATTAGATCAAGTTGTCGCCGGTACACTATCAGCCGATAAAGTTGAAGACACTTTGCATGACTTAGAGCAAGCTAAAGATCAAATTGTGCTTCGTGAAGACGGTCACGGCGAAGCAGAGTAATTAGCTATGTTAACACCACAACTCATTAGCTACATTGATAAGCTGTCTAAAGAAGAGTTGGCTAATCAGCTCTTCATAGATAGCACAACTAGAGTACTGAATCGCAACGCCTATAACTTGGCTAAAGCTAAGAAATATGTCAGCATAATCGACTTAGACTCTTTAAAGTATATCAATGATAGCATCAGCCATAGAAAAGGCGACATCCTATTATTAAAACTTGCAACACTACTGAGCAAGAATTTTAGTGACGTTTACCGTATCTCTGGCGATGAATTTGTGGTATTATCAGATTGTAACATTAACCCACAGCTTAAAGCTCTCCAGCATCAGTTTAAGATATTCAGCTTTGGTACTTCTACAACACTAGACAAGGCTGATTTAAAATTGCAAGCGGATAAACAACAGCGAGAGTCTTCAGGATTAAGAGCTCAACGAGGAGAACAACCGCCATGGTACCAGACGCATATTTCTTAGTTGACTGTTACAAAGGCACAGCTGTTCAATGGTCATTAATCGTGTACAAACTCAGTAAGCTATCGCATTATGTACTAGCTACTGAAAAGTTTAGAACGCCAGACAATACGTTAGGAGATGTAACAATAGTTATAAGTAAAGCTTATCGCAACTTTCCTCAACATAACGTCGTACTAGAAAACTATGGAAGCAATAACGAGATGGAGCTTAAACAAATAGCTGAAGCTCTACTAATTCAGCAATAATACACAAACCAACAGGTAAATAACAATGCACAGCAATCAAATATTAGCTTTAATCCAAGCAGACAAATTCTACTTAGTTAAAGTCCGATTTAAACACAACAGTCAGTCACAAGGCATTACGTACAGCGACAAAACTTATACTTATAAAGTTCCTAAGTTTGTTAAACTTGAGTTAGAAGACGAAGTAATAGTTGATTCGCCTTTTAATGGTTTTGTCGTCGTGAAAGTTGTCGACATAATTGACGGCGGAGTACTGTACGACCAAGACTTTACTAACTCTAAAGGCTATAAGTGGATTGTGCAAAAAGTTTGCGCCGATCAATATTATAAGCACCTTGAACGTGAGTATGAAGCTGAGCAAGTACTTAAACAACACTTAACTAACAAAGCTCGTAAGGAAGCCATAGCTAGCATCAATGAAATGTTTGGCGAAGATTTGCTAACGAATTTAAACGAAGTATTAGCTATAAGGTAACTAGCTATGAATCAGAAATACTTTATGCCTTTAGCACCAGGCGGAACTGCATGTGGTTGGCTAATCTCAGACACTGAAGACAAAGCCTGGGAAGCACTAATGGAAGACGCATCCCATATGCCTTATGAAAATAAACAAGCCTTTATCGATCGAGGTTACACTGTTGAAGAGGTTATAGAAAAATGATTTCATTTGCATGGCTATACATATTAGTGGGCTTAACATTACAATCTGTTATTGTATGGCCGCGATTTCTTTTTCTTAATACCTATTACTCTATTCTTTATTATACTGGATATTAATTATGATTACGACAATTGAGCAAGCAACTAAAGTACAAACCCTTAGAGTAGCTAAAGGCAAACAAGGCCATAGCAAAGCAGTTAGATTGTTTTGTAAACGCGGGCTTAACTTGCAAAACCTTGAAGACTACAACAAGTACCTTCAGCTTAAGCAAAGTTTGCCCTCTATAGACATTAGTCCTAAAGCCGAACAAGTAAAAACAGAGGAAAGCTAAATGATACTACTAGCGCTCGCAATTGCAACAGTAGCTGGCTGGTTACCGCTAACGTGGGCGCTAGTAGCTGTTATACTTTATATATGGTTAGGTAATTAATGAATTTATTTAAACTTACAACTAAAGACGGTGAACAATATTTGTTAGCTAATAACATGACTGTTGCGCTGTCTAGATATGAAACAGGCTATGTTACTAGTATAGAACACTTGTCAGACAATGTCATAACAGTCAGCGAAAACAACACTGTTATAGCACCAAGCGAGTTACTTTACACTTTTTGTACAGTTAATAAGTTAAACATAGAGGCAGTGCAAAGTGCAGATAGATCAAAATATTTAGCTGAAGCTAGGAGAACTATAGCGTATTTATTAGAAACAGAATTAGCTTGCTCATTGAGTAGAATTGCTGGGTTAATAAATAAAGACCATACTAGCGTAATGCATTACAAAGCTAGTATGGTCAAACAGCTGGAAGCTAAAGAAGGATTAGCTTATGAGTATTTAATGAATTATTACAATGCTACGGCAGAATAATGCGATCTGCTACTTTGTTAGCATAATGCCACTCAAGCTTTTTATACAGCTCTTTAAATGTCATATCCTTATTAGCGCCGTAAATTTCCATCATAACAGCATTATCTTCGCAGCCATTCCAATCTTTTTTATACGTACCCTCAAGGTAACCGTTATTCCAACGGAACATGTTGAGGGTATTTTTAATCATATACACCCAGTAAATTTCTTTTAAATCCATACCATAGACTAAACAAATAGCTAAGAATAGATCTATCCTCCAGACTCCATCAGATAGCCCAGCAGCCAAGAATTCTTTTAAGTTGATACAAACATCAGAATTGTCTAAATCTTCGTAGGTGTAGCTATGCTCGACCGCATCTTGAATATCTGCAACAATGTCTTTTTCAATACCGTCAATTAAATAGCAGTTCATCATAAAGTGCCATATATCAATAAGCTCAATACGAACATTATCATAGTCGATCTCAGAGTGCTTCCACCATTTAAATCCTAAGGCATCTAGTAATTCACCTGTTTCAACTATAATAGCTTGAGCTTGATCCCACGGCTGTTGCTTCCATTGTGGGTGCAACTTAGTCTGTAAAGCGTTTTGCATTGTAAGCATTTCTTGCATCAATTGTTGATCATTCATAGTAACTCCTAAAGTGACGCAATAGCGTTGATTATTGTTGAAAAGAATAAGTAAGCTGCAAGTGTAGTTACTAGTATAGTAGCGCTGACAAAGAACTGTTTCCAGTTAAATTTAGTCTTCATTTATTTGCTCCAATGTTATTGTTCACTAACTCATCTGTATCACTCCTCTTTATGTTCTTTTGAAATTCTTTTAGCTTCGCATTAATTTCTTTATCAGAAAATTCGCAGCTAGGTAATTGCTTTACTGTATTACCGGCAGCTAAATAAGCTTGTGTAGCTAATTCTATTTCTTTGCTTTCTTTTTGTTTACTCATTTAGTCTTCCTCTATTTCATTAAAAGGTTTCTTTGCTCTATATTTGCGTATTTGCGGTATATCGTAATAGTAAGACTTTTGACCGTTTAGCGTGGTCGGCACTTTAGTGAATTGTTTCATACAAGTATTTAGTCCACGCTTAGTACCTTTACCATCTGTCATTTCGTAATATAAATCTTGTAAGTCATTTTCATAAATTCGACCTTCAGCAGTCCCATTAAATATTTGAATTGCGTCATATTCAACAGCTAATTCTTCTAGTTCCATAAACATAGCATTAGAAAGTAAAAACGCTATACGTTGACCAGCGCCATAAGCATTAGCTATTAGCTTTTTCTTATCTTCTGTGTCTGGTGGCGTCATATATTCATCATGGCTAAGATTGTCAACTTCCGTTGCTAAGTAGTAAGCAAAATCGTTAATTTCATTTTCTATAGCTTCTTGTACTGCGGCTACACCCCCAAAAGACTGAACCCATGCTTGTTCTCTTAAATTGTTAGGGCAACTAAATAGTGCCATTCGTCTGTCGTCACCTTCAACAAACAGTGGATTTCTATTAGCCGTCATAACAAATGTAGCGTTGTGAACGTAGTTAAAACCATCGGTGCGCATTTGCCTTACCTGCACTTTATTTTTACCTGTGTAGGCTTTAATTTTGCCTAAGGCATTTTCTTTTTCGTCGTACCTAGTAAGTTGGTTACCATACTCATCTAGCTGCACAAAATATTTGTCTAGTAGCCAACCGTTATACATTTCTAAAAACTCTTTGACTGTTGGTCTTGCTAAACTATCTTCACCAATTATCAGTTCAATAATCTTTACTACTGTATCTTTACCTGCACCTGGTACACCTAAAAAATAAAGAACAACTGGTGAGTACTCAAATTTATCTAGCTTACGTCGCATAAATTTCAGTAAATAGTTTCGCGTATAATTATCTGGCACTAAGGACTCAAGAAACTGTAATATAGCAACAGGTCTAGTGTATTTATCTGCGTATATGGCAGGTTCTTTAAAAATACTTAAAGCTAATGAAGGCGAAAAAGTATTAAACGCAATAGCATCAGTGCTGTTAAAAAAGCCGAAAGGCTTAGCCGGCGTACTAGTAACATCAACTAATGGCAAAGTACTTTTAATTTCTTTGCGGCCTGGTGGATCAATAGCTATAGCTTCTACGTAACTGCAAAATTCTTGCTCTCTATTAAAAGCTTTAGATTTACAACTAAGTACATCTGCGGCGTAATAGTTCATTCTATTGGGGTCATAGAAAGCATCAATAATTTCATTTCGCTTAGACATTAATTGCAACTTACCTTCTTGCCAATTTTCGTCATACTGCCAAATAGGTACGCCGTCAACAGAAGCACGCTCTTCTACCATAGGTTCGATTACAGTTGATGACAATCGAACTTTAGGCATTGGCGTACTAAACATATTGTTAATAACTTCCATAGCATCAACGTAAAGATCAACATCTACACTAGGATCAGCGCCAAGTATTCCGCTTACTTTAGATAAATACTCTGAGCCACGGCCTTCTGGAACGTCATCTGGAGCCAAATATTTTTTATCTACGTATTCGTCTGAATCCCTAAAATCTTTTGGCGTGAGAACTCTGAAGAGGTTAGGAATGACTTTTTTAGATCGAACAAAATTGTTTAATTGCGGTGCTAAGTGATTTACCCAAGTTTTTTCTGACAACTCGCGTTCTGCCAGCGATACTTTAACAGGCTTTAATGATTTTAATAAAGCTAGTACTTCTAATGGAGCTTCTTTTAATTCAACTAGCTTAAAACGCTCTTTAGTTTTATTTGCTTCTGAAGGCAAATAAACAAAGCCACCGTTAGAATAAAAGTCTAATCGCATTGCCGCAGTATTTAGTCTAAACGTGTCCGGCACTTCAGAAGAATACTTATAAACTATAATACCTGCATTTAAGTCTGCACCTAAGTTATCTTTTTTACCTTTACTAATAAAATGAAACTTATATGTTGGGTCTAATGCCTTAAACAAATTATACGTGGTTGTATCATCACAGTCTATAGCTATAATATCAGAGATGCTGCCTGTTATAACGCCGCCTAAAGGCGAGGCTTCTTCATTGAATTTTTTGGCAAAAGCTACGTTCCAATTCTCTGGAAACATAGGCAAAGTTTTCTTACCGTTAGCTAATCGTTTTAACTCACCACCTAGCGGAACTGTATGCCACTTTAAATCTATATAAGGTTTAATTGTTTTTATCATTGCGCACCCACTTACCTAACGGAAAATAACCTTGATAACTCCAAGAGTCTGGATTTTGCTGTACTTCGTTATTGTCAGTAAGCCAAGGTGGGAACAGCGAAGCAAATATGCCCTCGGCTAACTCAGGCATACTAGTTTCTTTTTTAAGCGCGCTGTGGTAATGATTAAGCAATGGTGTTAAGCTACCTCTAGCTATGTCTAAGTTAAAATCAGCAATTAAGCGGCTTAATGGCACGCCTAATTGCTTACGTTCGTACAAAGTTAGCAGTAAAGATTTAGCTACTAACTTCCTTTTAGCTTTTGTTTTTGTTGCCACTAGCCTCTCCAAGATTTTGCTTTAGCTAACATAGCTTTAAACTCTACTATAGCTAATCGACGCATGTACTGCTTATTTCGGCTAAAATACTCTTCTAATAGCTCTACAGGTAGTTTAGGCACGATCGCTACGGAAGAAGTACGATAACTGTTAGACTCTTTAACGCAACCATAATAACTTGAGTTAATCACTACAGTGTTTGTCATATTGCGATCTAAATACATTTGCAGTTCAGCTTGATTTTGTACAGGTATTTTGCCAGGATGCTTTTTAACAAAATGCTGATAACACGCTTCTTTAACTAGCATTGGACTAACGCTAGATAAGTACTCTAAATCAGCTATACCTTCATCTACATATTCAGCAACTTTTTGCAAATCGTCAGTTTCAGACCACATTCGCGCTGTCAGCCACTTAAGATCAAAAGCGCTAACAGTTTGTCTGTCTCTTTCGAGCTGCAAATATTCTGGCTTAACGTTATACCCATATGTTAATTGTGTTTTACAAACAAATAAGCCTTTAACATATAGCTGACCAGGTTTGTCGAGCAAAATATCACCATAACTAGTTTGCTTTATTGCACCAATATTATTTTGTAGCTGCAAACATATATCAATAATAGACTCTTTATTAGAATCACTCAAGCCAGCAATAACAACAGTCAAACCTTCATTCTTAGTTGCTGCTTTGTTTTCAACTATAGACAATAACTTAGTTTGGTATTGCTTAGACTCGCTAAACTCAGGGCGCCATTCAACATTGTTATTGTAGAATACTACAGGATAGCCAAGGCGAGTTAGTACTAATAATGCTATTTTATAACCTTCTCCAAATGATCCTATGGTATCTTTATCATCTTTAGATGAACATCCTAATAGCAGTGACGATGGAGATAACTGTGAATACTTACTAAATAGCATTAGTTTGTCATCTATAAATTCATACTCAAATGGGCTGTTGCTGTCAAGCGCATTTTGAATTAGCTCTCTAACAGCTTCTTGCAAACCCCAATCTTTTACATAGTTAATACTCAAAGACAATTCGTAACGTTTTTCACTAAACATTCCGACTACCTCTATTAAGCATTTGTGACTTAAAAGACAGCACAGGAAAACCGCGGTAAAACATAAACGGTTTAGCGCCGGTCAGTTGAGGATGAGTAGTATCAGCTTTGAATAAATGCCTAAGATCATCAGCATGAACTAGTAACTTAGTTATGCGTAATTGCTTTGCTTGGCGTTGCTCTATATAAGCATCTAAGCGATCAAAAATGTTAGTCTTTTTCATTATTGTATTCCTTGTAACGGAGAGTACAGTTAGGACAGCGGTTTAATAAATCTTGCAATGCAGATTTACGGTTTATCTTAGTTAACAGTACGCCACGAGGCAACATAGCTAAATTAGGCTCAATAAGTGGCGACTCGTGTTTCATACCACGATTAAGCATTTCGGCAGCTAATTCATCATGGCGCTGCACAAGTGCTTTAGGTTCTGCTTGGTTCATTATAGAATGACCGGCAATAGATTTGCCTTTATTAATAGCGCCAACAAACATATGGCATTCTACATGCTCGCCGCCAAGATGTTTATTGCACAGTATCTGAGGTGGAACCATCCACATTCTCATAATCTGTTAACTTTAGGCGTATTCGTATTGTCTTTGCGCCATTGTTTTTCTACAGCTTTTTGACTATTCCACCAAGATATATCAGCAATACAAGCAACCCAGCGATATTCGTATGGTTTAGTATAATCGATAGCAGGAATTTCGTGTACTTTTTTGACTTCTGTTAATTTGTAGCCCGTATTAGTTTCAACTACGGCTAAATCGCCAACTTTACAAAAAGCATCTTCAGGCACTTTATATGTATATTCACGCTTACTAGTATCGCCAACAAAAGATGCTGAAATAGTGTAGAATGTGCCTTCTTGTTTTTTAGTTAATTCGTGCATGCTAAACTCCATAGTGTGTGCAATTAGCATTGAAATTAGTATTGCTAGTAATAATAAGCTATTTTTCATTTCAACTCTCGTCTAAATTTGAATAGCTATTATCTCATATTCACGTGAAACATCGAAATAATATTTAGCTATATACATAATAACTAAATAGAATATAAAGTCTTGCTTCTTTATATAAGCTAAGTTTAAACGTTATTCAACAAATTTATTTAAAACAGGTTTACATTGAATTCGTTTACGTGCATAATCAATATCAACTTCTTAATGAAGTCATTTATTTAAATAAATTTTATCGGAGAATATTCTAATGTCAGTTAAAAAAGCTTATGCAAATCTTATCGAATTTTTAAAAGTAAACGAAGACAAAAAAGTAAAAACAATTCTTGATGAAGTGGTTACTATGTGTTCGGCTAAATCTGCCGGCTCTTCTGCTACTACTGTCCATCGTGATGAAGCTGGTATCGTTACTCACATTCGTTGTGGTTACTTCAAACAATGGCTGCCTATATCTCATGTTGAGTTTGGCGCAAAAGCAGGTTCCGCATCTGGTTTCAGCCCGATGAGTAAAGAAGGTACTTCTTTATGGTCTAAACAGCAACGCGAAGCTAAAAAGTCAAAAGAAGACTTGCTACAAGGTGTTGCTTCTGGTGAAGTTGAAGCTTCTGATTTGGCTAATCGTTTAGAGCAAATTGAAGAAACTCGTACTAGCACTTACAGTCATCCGTTAGGAACTGACACTGTTGAAGAAGCAATCGCGTTAACTTCTGCAGATTTAGATGCTATGTGTGAAGCAGAAGCCGCTGAATAAGCACAAAATTGCTAAGTAAGTAAATAAACCCATTAAGTTGGGTTTATTTTTATTTACCGCTTCTTATAGCTAAAACAGCAAACCCTTATAACTAAACAATATTATCTTTAATTCAATAAATTCAATATAATAATTGCTCGAGTTGCGTTGATTACGCTTTTGCATTTAAACTTTGTATCTAACTTTGACACGCACTTGTAAATAACTTTGACTATAACTTTGTAAAGGTACATTTCTGATGGCTAAATATGCTACTCAACCAGTTCAAACTCCTATTGGCGATCTCGAGTGGGTTATCATTTCCGGCGAAGGAAAAGAAAATCTAAACGGTGATATGCAATATCAAGCATCTGTTGTTCTTGATCCAGAGCAAGTAGACGAAAAAACTTCCGACTCAAAAGCAGCAGAAGCAAAAGCTTTTATTGAAGGTATCCAAGAATTTTGGACCGCCAACAAACCTACGGGTTACAAAAGCGCTAAGCCAGATACAAGCGGCTTGTATCCTCACACATTGCCTACCGGCGAAAAAGATGAAGACGGTAACAATGTTTACGAAGAAACGGGTAAATTTGTTCTACGCACTAAAACAGGCACAACTTACCCTGACGGTTCAAATAAAGTAATTAAAATCTTTAACGCTAAAGGCTCAGAAGTTTCTATAGGCGAAAAGAAAATTGCTAACGAATCGCGTGGACGCATCGGCTGTGTTATGGCTATTTATGCAACACAAAAAGGTAAAGCTATAGCTAATGCCGGTGTTACTTTTTATCTCAATACTCTTCAGCTGTCTAAATTTGTCGAATATGCTGGCGCAGGTTTCGAAGCAATTGATGACGAAGACGAAGAAGATGCTTTTGAAGGCGTTGGTGATATGGGCGGAATCAGTGATGACGATGCAAGCACTAACACAGCTTCGGCAAGCAAGCCACGATTAGACTAATTTAATGCCGGTGTAACAGCCGGCTTTCTTTTAACTCAAACTAATGAGTATAAACGAGGAGCTCTTATGAGCGAAATATACAACGTAGTGTCACTAGATACTATAGCTAAAAGTATAGACCCTTCCCAAGACCTTGCTTTCGATACGGAAACCGTTGGAAAGTATGGTAGAATCCGACTGGCCCAATTTTATCAACGCCATTGGCCAAAAGCTTTAATGGTAGATTCACCGTCCATTTTTGAACTTTTTCAACTATTAGTTTCTTTAAAAGACACTAACATAGTTATGCAGTATTGTTCTTACGATATTAGTACAGTACAAAAACAAACAGGCAGCCGATGGGTACCGCAAACATTTAACGATACTTTTTTGCTTGCCAGATTAGCGTTACCGCAATTAAGTAAGTACAGTTTAGATGAACTTATTAATTACGCAATAGGACATGATCCTTATGCCGCAGCTAATATAGTTAAAGCAGATATGCACAAACTAAATTGGGGTAAGCTAATTCTTGAGCCAAAAGAATTGCTTTATGCGGCGTTAGATGTTTATTACTTATTTGATCTTTATGACAAAGTAAAAATAGCAGAAGACACCTTATCATATAAAGTAGACATGCGCGCATTAAGGCGAGCACTAGACTTCCAGAATAACGGATTTTGTGTCGACCAAGATCGAATAGAGCTCCAGTATGCTTCTAATTTGGCTCGTATCAAAGAAATAGCTTTACCTATTAATGCAAACAGCTGGAAACAAGTTAGACCTTACATTGGCTCTGAGAACTCCGATGACCTTGGTTTAGCTAAGCTTTCTATGAACGGCAATGACAAAGCTGCAGCTGTTCGCGAAACTAGAAAGCTGTTAAAGCAAAATTCATTTTTAGACAAATTTAGCACTGACGACGGTCGTATTTATGGACATTTTGCGCCTTCAGCTCGTTCTGGCCGTTTTACTTGCTCTAACCAAAATTTGCAACAATTACCTAGAGCAACTAAGGGTTGCTTCGGTGTGCCTGAAGGCAGGGTGTTACTGTATTCGGATTATGCTCAACTTGAGCTAAGAACTGTTGCAGCCATCACCGGCGATCGTACTTTGTGCCAGTTGTTTTATGACAATGCTGATCCTCATAATCACGTAGCTAAGTTTGTATTTGGCGAAAACTTTACTAAAGATCATCGTCAAACCACTAAAACGATAAACTTTAATGCATTGTATGGTGGTGGTGCTGGCATGCTGCAAGGTATTCTTTTAAAGCAAGCAAATCAGTGGTTAGAAATTGATGAAATAAAAGCTATCATGCGTAAATGGCGGCGAATATTTCCTGGCATTGTTGGCTGGCAAGAAAAAGGTATCGGTGATTATAACAAAGGTAGACTAGGCTCCACGCCATTTGGTCGACAATATCGCGGTAATCTGATGACAGATCAGCTAAATATTGCTAACCAAGGTTTTGGCGCTGACATAGCTAAGTTAGCTTTGCATTATATGTACGATGACTTGTTGGCTAATGATGCGCAACTAGTTAATTTCATTCACGATTCTTACATAATTGAAATGCCCGATGACGAAATAGCGTATAAAAAGGTTGCTAAATTAGCGGCCGAAGCTATGAAAGAAGCGTGGATTGAAGGGTCTAAAATGGCCAAAGTTACTGATATACCTATGCCAGTTGAAATAGGTGTAGGCAGTAACTGGGGCGACTTGGAAGCAGGTAATACAATTTATTCACTAACGGTATAAAATTATGAGTTATGAACAAGACTATGCCACTTTAGTTGAGTCCATCTTAGCTGACGGTATTTATAGAGAAACAAGAAACAAGCCAACATATTCACTGTTCGGTAAAACACTATTTATAGACGAATTAACTCGTGGCGAATTTCCAATGCTAAGTGGGCGTAAACTGTTCCACAAAGGCGTAATTGGAGAATTCGCCGCCTTTCTTCATGGGGTCAAAACAATCGAAGACTTTGAAAAATTCGGCTGCAACTACTGGTCTAAGTGGGCAGATCAAAATGGTAACTTAAATGTAGACTATGGTAATGTTTGGCGCAATTTTGAAGGCTTTAATCAATTAGCTGCTGTAATCGACCAGTTAAAAGCAGACCCCGCAGGCAGACGACACTTAATATCTGGCTGGCGTCCGCATAAATTAGCCGAACTGTCTTTGCCTTGTTGCCATCTGTTATATCAATGGTATGTTAATGCTGAGACCAATGAGCTAGAAATGATTTGGTATCAGCGATCTGTTGATACTATGGTTGGCTTGCCTTCTGATGTTATTCTTGCGGCTTTATGGAATTGCTTAATGGCATTCGAAACAGGCTATAAACCTGGTCGCATTATTATGATGCTAGGTGATACCCATATTTATGCTCCGCATGCAAATAATGCGCACGAGTATGTAGATCGCGTTAGTGGAGAATTGCCACCCTCTCCTAGATACGGAATAGCTGATGGCGCTAATTTCGATAATTTTAACCCTAGCCATTTTAATCTTTACAATTACAATCCATTAACTAAACTAGACTTTGAGGTGTTTGAATAATGAATAAGTTACCTACAGTATTACTAATCGGTGAGAGCGGTGCAGGCAAAGACGAAGTAGCTAAACTATTAGCTAAGCACTACGGTTTTCGCTTTGCGCCTACTTCTTACATTGCGTGCGAACAATTTGTGTTTGAAAAATTAAGCGACAAGTACGACACCATTGAAGCTTGTTATGAAGATCGCCGCAATAATATGCAATTGTGGAAAGACCTGATTGCAGAATTCAATACGCCAGATAAAGCTAAGCTGGCTAAAAAATCCTTAAAAGTTAGTGACATTTATTCTGGTATTCGCAAACGCGATGAATTTGACGCAGCTAAAAGCTTATTTGATGTAGTTGTTTACGTAAATGCTGAAGATCGTATTGGCAAAATTAGCGATTCTATTGTCGAGCTATCAAGGGCTGATTCAGACTTAACAATAAATAATAACGGCACAATTAAACAGCTATCGCAATCAGTTAAGCGACTGTATGCTAAATTAGTTAACTTTGAAGCCACTGAGCCAACGCCTGAGCCAAC